TCATGTTTTTAGTTCCTTGCTATACCCTCACTCCTTTCTCCGGCTCTTCGTATTCCTCGTTGAGTATTCGCAGAACGTGCGACCACGCTTTGTTGTATTGGTCGGTTTCCAAGTCTTTGACTGTCGCCGCTGCGGCCACTGGATCACTAGCTCTACAGCCGAGTTGATTGACGTAACGCTGAACCGCAAAAGGCAATTCCATCGACATAAACTCATCGGTCGCAGGAAGAAGGCCGCGAATTTGCCGGAGCATGGAAGCCATCTGCTCGTTGGGGTCTTTGCTCATACTCTCACTCCTTATTGAAAGGCCGGGCATCCGAAGACGCCCGGCTTCGCCCTGCCGCCTGCACAGGGTTTACAGCTTACAGCGCCTTACGTGCAGCTTCCACAGCGTTAATGGCCTTCTGCGCATAAAGGTATGCACCCGCGCCGCCAGCCAAAACGCCCACAACGAATACAACGAAGTACCACATTCTGACAATCACCGCCTTTCTGCATACACGGGCTCGCATCCCTGTGTCGCTAGTTCGGCCTTTATCTGCCTTGCGAGTGCCACAATGTCAATTATGTCTGCATCCGGCCCCAGCAAACGGTACGCCTGGGCCAGCGCGGCTACGTCCATTTCTGTGCTCGGGTAGGAAATCATTTGCGCCCTTTCCTTGTCCGCGTTCGCGGTGGCTTTTTGGGTGCCTGTAGCGCGCGCAATATCCGGCGCTCCGGGCAATTCTCTAAACAGGTGGGGTTACCGCACGGTATTGGATTGCCGGCCGCTAGTGCCTTTTCTCCGTCCCGGCATGGCTTGTACACTTGCACTTTCATAGACGAAGCAAGCCTTTCAGTTAACAGAATTTTGAAGCGCGGAAAATTCCGCGGGGGATAGGGGCCCAACTTTCTTACCGCAGAAAACCAAGTAGCCGATACCTTCGTCTATCGTTTCCAATTCGGGTTTGGCGCGCAACGATAGCCGGCCGTCAAGGTCCATGTCTAGCCACTCTAGCTGTAGCATTTGAGTGAGCATAAGGCGCACACGAAAAGAACTTCCAGGGTAAACAGCGTCGAAATCGCGGGCCACTTCCTGTACGGTCGGGCCCGGTTTCGGCCATGAAGTCACGTACTCTAGCACCACGTCTTGCAATTGACCATTGGACATTTGTGCTACCTTCGCCCGAAGATTAAATGAAACGCTGTACCCTTGTCAAGCACTATTTTGCAGTACGGTTAATAAATCCCTTGACCGCGCACAGGCAAGCGCAGATAATATGGCTGAATAGGGGGTACGTTTATGGCCGTCCGCGTAGGCGTTTTGAACGAACTGCCGAAACGAAAGAAGCGGGTAATACCTCGGATCTTACAAACTGAGGAATGGAAGATTGCACTTAACAAGTTGGCCGAAGGGCTTAAACCAATGGAATACATAGCCCTTATTTTCACACCGGAAGAGCTAGCACGATACCAGTATTCATCTATCAAATCCGCCGCCCGGCCGATAAAGGCGCACGTACGAAAGTACCATCTGCCGTACACGGTGCAGGGCGTCCATACCGACGAAGGGTTAACGATTCGCATAATGAACGACGTAGCCCGCGCGTCAAAGAAGGCCGTTTAAGTGGTCGTTTGCGTGTTGCATGGCTGCATGCTGGTTCTGCACGTCGGTTTTGCGGGCATTTAACCACGCACTGATATCTTCCCCGCTCGTATTCCCCGTAACGGTCAAGGTATGCCAACACCGGGTGGTGTCATCATTGCAGCACCTTAGTTGCACAGATACTTGACCGTTGCTTAATTGTTTCTTCGCCACTACCACCGCAACGTGTTCCATGTTACTCCGTCCCTAGTTTTGGTTGTGCCCGTACCCGCCACCGCCGCCCTGCCCGCCGCCGCCACCCTGCCCGCCGCCACCGCTGGATGTTGTGATTTTACCGAAGTACACGCGATAATCGCCGGCCACAAGGTCGTTGACGTTGGCGGTTGCGACGTAGGTAACCGCGCCACCGTCAAAGCCGGGGTCATCGGCGTAAATGTAGAATGTGCCGTAAGTGCCCGGCGTCACGGATCCGCTGTTGTACGATACCGCGTTGCTGCCGAATTGGATAGTTGACGCGGCCACCGCAATGGTTTTGCTGGTGCCGCTTTGTGATAGCGGGTTGGACCCGGTAAATGCGCCCGCCGCCGCTATAGGTGATAGCCCGAGCTGTGACGCCATTTGCCCGGTCTGCGCGTCGAAGAAACCGCGATGACCGCCCGATACGTGTACGGTCACCGGCGTTAGGCTCGCCAGATCTTGCGCCCGATGGCCGAACGTGTTAACGCTTTGGAATTTGAAATAGATAGTCTTCCCGCGCCATATCGGGTCAAACTCGAAATGGAACGCCGCGCCATCTAGGCGCAGAAAACCCGTGCCGCCGTTGTGCGCGCTTATCTGACTGCCCATCTGCCCGCGGCGTAAATACGTGTCCATCGTGTATTGATTGGGCCCTGTGATCGCGCACGCGGAGTAGGAAATGTACTCGCCGTCTACATAACACAGGGTAACGTCGTTGTCCGCGTCGGCCTGGGTGCCTGGATCCAGCGGGGCGCAATTCGGGTGCATGTCTACCACCATTGACGTGGTGGTGTCCGGGTCCGGGTTCAATGCGTCAACAGGAATGCCGCGGCCATCCAGCACGCCCATGCGCGCCGGCGCGGTAATCGTGGGCGCGTCCGGGTTGGGCCCAGGCACCAGCGCGTAGTTGTCACCGTCGTACGACACCCAGACGTTGCAACCGCCCCAATCTTTCGAGTCGCCAATCGCGCCCATCCACATTTCGTGATTCTGGTATAGTTTCAATCGGTCGCTTGGCTCGAAAACGATGGCGGTTGTGTTGCCGGGGTCCGCGTATTCGTCCACGATGGTATCGCCGTCATTGATGCCCTTGTTAAATAGCACAGGTTGATGTGTGCCCCACGGGTAATCTTCCGCCGTGATTTCCAGGCCCGTGGCCGGGTCATCCACCACCTTAATTACGCGTACGGGAAGATTTAGCACACCGATGTTGGCGTCGTTCGCGCCGGCCGCCCATTGTGAAGTGAACGATAAATAGATAACGTCCATCGGTTCTAGGTACGCATAGTAGAACGGCAGCGTAAACGTGAACGTGTTGCGGACGTTGACCGACCGCTTTACCCGCATGATGGCTGCGAACTGCGCCGCGGATAGCGTCTTGATAAAAGGCCAATTCTGCGGGTCTTCGATGCGGTCGCCCCATTGGTCGCGCTTCGCCTGATCCCACTCCGGTGTAATTTCGTCCGCGTATTGACTGCCGCGGTTTTTCCATTGCACCTGTACGTAGTTCCAGGCGTCCTGCCACGGTTCGCGCTTAATCCGCACCGGGTCTTCGCCGCTATCCGCGTCATGCTTAAAACAGGTATCATCTAGCGCAACCACAAACACGCTGGGCGCTGTCCACGTCACGCCGTTGCCTGCACAGCTCGTATCGCCGTATGGCACCAGCTTAAACAGCCCTTCCGACATGAAAGCGGCGCACAAACCCGCTTCCAGCCATTTGCCAATGGTGGACGCCGCGCTGTCTTGCGCGTCCAGCGCCGGCGAGATAAAGAAACTATTAGCCGCGAACCAATTGAACGCCGAACTGTTGGCAGATCCTTGCACGCCTTGGCCCCATGTGCCGCTAGGCCCGTTGTCAATGGCGCTAACGGGAAAGGGCGTTTTACCCGCGCCCAGGCCCCACAACGTGTTAGTTAGCACTTGGGTGATGCAGCGTATCGGGTTGCAATCTACGATACCCGCGCCGTATGCGTCCGGGGTGAATACCTCGAAACGGTTCTGTTGCGGCACGGCCGCGGTACCCATGTCCATCGGGTCGTAACCAATGGATGCGGTGCTGGAATACCCGAGTGCGGCGTCTGGGTACTTGGAAGTTAGAAGGCTCCACACGCTTTGCCCCGAAGTGCCGCTGAATAACTGGAAGCTGAGTGTGCTTGGTTGGTCCTGCCCCACAGCTTCGGGGTCTTTAATCTCGTATGTAATTTCCACTTCCTGCCCGATGTCGCCGGGCGCAAAGGTGTACGTTGCAGGCTTGTTGCCTGAAACGTGGTAGGTGCCCGTCTGCGTGGGCGTGCCCGAAACCGGGGTTAGGCGCTGCCCGTCCGTCGCGCCGTTGTTGCGGTACACAACACCCAGGTCTTTAACGAAGTCAAAGCCGGGGGAAACCTGAATAACCTTGTTACTCGGAATAAGGCCGCGCTCTTGCTGCGCGATGTAAATTAGCTGGTACGAATAACTAACCTGCACCTGCTTGTTTTGGTCGGCCTGGGCGAAATGGTAATAGCCATTGCTGTCTACTGAGTATTGCCCCGACGCCAGCGATTGCCCATAGGGTACGCGCGTCATAGGCTGATAATCGCTCCCCGATAGCACGGTCGGGCCGGGTGCGCCCACATCGTTGTACGTGCCCGAGTAGTTGCGCAGCATGCCCACGCCGCGGTCTTGCACGTTCTGGTATTGCGGTTGATACGTGCCGCCGCCCTGGGGAATCTGGTATTGCTCTTGCGTGTACGAATTGGCTAGCCACGTCTGCCCCGTCCACACGTCACCTATGGCATTGATGGGCCCGTTACACAATGCGGCGAGAACTTCCGCGGCGTACAGATAGAATGTGCCGCCTTTGCCGCCACCCTTGCCGCCGCCTTGGCTTTCCTGCTTGACTGTAAAGCCGTCCATCCATAGGAACTGTTGCGCCACCACGGCGGCACCCATGACCGTGCAGTACGGCAGCCCTTGCACAGATTGGTTTATCTGTACGCCGCTTAACTTCGTCGGTTTGTTTCTATCGCCGTTGCCGAACAGTCCAGACATTTTTAAGCCTAGTCCTTCAGGGTGAAAAACAATCGCGCTGCGTTACGCAACTTCGGGTGCTCGGTACCATGCGCGCCGCTCACGCCGTGCCGCGCCATCGCGTGAATGACGTAGCCCGGCCACTCCACCACCAGCGCACCATGCGAATACGAGCCCGTGCCGTGGATGTCATACAACACCAAGTCACCGGGCTTCACTTCGGCTTCGGGTATCTCCCGCATGTATTCGCGCACGCCGTCCAGGTATTGCGTGTTGTGCTGGTGCTGCCCAACTTGGACGCTGTATTGCTTCGGTATCGGATCCGTGCGTAAGTGGCCCGTGTTTGTGTAGACGCCCGCTAGCAGCGTCATGCAATCACAACCCAAGCCCTTGGTGCGTGAGCACCCCACGTACCGGGTGCCTAGCCATTCTTTCGCTTCCTTCACGATTGCGGCGCGTTGTTCGTCGGTCAGCATTAGAAAACCGCCGTGGGCGGTGGCACGAACGGTGCCCCGCCGTAATGAATCCGGTTATCTGTGGCGCTGCCCGATGTCGTTTTCGTGGCGGCGCAAGTCTGCAAACTCTTGTCGCATCCTTTGATTACTGCGAACGTGTCGCCCGCGGCCGGCGCGAACAGCCACGGGTTAAGCATGGACAAAACACCCGATGCGTGTTTGCGCACCGTCTGCGCTAGACCGGCATTTTGCCCGGTCAAGCACTTAATCACGCCTTGGGTAAAGTACCCATCGGGCTCCGTTAACGACGTGGGCGTAACCGTCCAGACCGTGCAGCCGGACGCCGCGGTTAGCGCCTGCGTGTAGTTGGCCGCGGTCAACCCGCAATTAGAATCCGCGAAGGCCCACGGGCAATTAGTCTGAATTAGGCGGGTGGGCACCTTCTGGTTAAGCCAATAGAATGCGTCCGCGCATTCAAAATCTACCTTAGTGCGCCCAATGTCCAGAATCTTACTAACAGTACCCGCCCATTTCATTTCTAGGCCGTTGCTCACGTCGCCGTAGCGCCCTAGCGGCATGTACGCCGTGAGCACTTGGACTTGTGCAGCATCGAAGAGCCCCAGCAAAGCGCCTTTGAGTATTCCCAGAGACCGGCCGGGGTATGCGACATTTTGCTGCGCGATACAGGTTAGCGCCATCGTGTTGGCCTTCGGCGTGAAGGCCGCTTCCGACGTAATGGCCCCGCGCGACCAACGGCCGTATTGGGCCGCGCTAAAGGTTTGCTGCGTTCCTGGGGCCCAACCGGGCGTGCTAGCGGGCAGCGTAATGTCTAGTTGCCCATCGGTTGCATATATCACCGCCCCGGTGGGTAACGTGATTACGAACAGGTCCGCGCGTAGGCAATTCTGCCCGGCTGGGCTTTGCAGGAACGTAATCAAACTGGATGGCATTAGCCTCTTCATTTGAGTATCCGAAAGGCGCAATACGCCCAGAGAATACCTACGGCCACCACGAACGCTATAACCGTTTCGTTTAACAGGCGCACGTCTTCGGGGCGCATTATGCAAACTCCGATTCAAACTTGATACTTGATACGTTCCATTGATCACTTGCGCTGTCGTTGATTGTGAAGACTCGGGCCGCGTCCAGCTCGTTATCAGCGAAACGACACAGAAAATAAAAACTGCCTTGCCATGCGAGCGTTGCGCCATTCGCGGGCGCGACGTTGAACGTAACCACGCCCGTGGAAGACACGCTGTATGTGTTACTCGCCACCACGGACCCGTTAACCTTTACGGTGATGGACCCGTTTAGCATCTGCACTAGGTCTTTCCCGACGCCGCCGATAAGTCGCCCGAGCTGGAATTGCGTGCTGGACCCGTCGCCCGTGGTGGTCATCCCCGCGCCCGGCGCAAGGTTGTACATAAGGCTGTTGCCGTAGGTTACTGCGTGGTCTTGCGGGTCCGTGAACAAGAACGGCGACGCGACGCCATTGCACGCAACGAACGTGCCCAGAAATTGCATGACGGCCGCCGCGGCGTTGGATTCGTTGCCCACCAGACGGTCTAGGTCGCATTCAAACGCCCAGGTGGGAAAAGGCGTATAGCTAACGCCGGCATTGGTGCGACGCGCCGCGGTCTTCTGCGTGTCGGCGTTAACCTTCGGCGTCTTGTGGATGCCCTTCGCCATACTCATGGGAAGGGCGGGCATAATTGGGTAGCTCATGCGTTCATCTTCCTAAGAGCTGAATTAACGTGACTCATGAACACGGATTCGTGGCGCGATAGCACGCGGTGCAGACCTGTAGCGTCCAGCACTTGAATGTTGGGCGCGTACGTGATGTGGTGCCCGCCGCCCGCGCCGGTGCTGTTCTTTACCTGTTCGGTAAGGGCTCGGGTTACCACCGTTTCGCCGCCGTGGGCAATGATTGGCACCGGGCCCGCGCCTGGAATTTCGCCGCCGCCTTCGTACGCCATGACGCCGGCGAAGGCTGCCGCGGCCAACACAGGCGGCATAACGATGTCTAACGGAAACGGGAAGTGCGTACCGGCCACCCACGCCTTACGCGCCGCGGCGTTGGCGTCTGATGGCTTGGTCATATCGTTGGCGAGAATCGCTTTTATGGAATTGGAAATGATGCCGGCGACCACTTGGTTACCAATGTCCAGCATCATTTTTCCGAACGATTCGTGACGCATGATGACCTGGGCCAACCCACGCGCTATTTCGTCATCAAACCGATGTTCTGCGGACAAGATCCGCGTGTTACGTTGCTCTTCGGCTTTGTCCCGTATTGCGGTTATTTCCTGTTCCGATTGCTGGATGATTTGCTTTTTCTTATTTTCCAGCCCGCGCAGCTTTACTAAATACTCTGCGTCGTATCGGTCCAGCGCGGCTATCGCGCTATCAAGCGCCGCCACTTCGATGCGCTCACGTTCCTGGGCGGCCTTGATTTCTTCGGCGGTAGCTTGGCGGTCGGTAATCTGCCGCATCCCTAACGCGTGGCGCGCCGCTTCGTCTTGGGCCGCTAGGCGCAGACGTGCCGCCTGTTCTACGGCCTTCGCGTCTTCCAACGCGAGCGCCTGATTTTGCCGGGCTATGATGCGGGCCACCGCTTCGGTGGCGGCCCACTCTTCGTTTTCCATGCGCACCGCGTCTTTAGCGGCGTCGCGTCGCGCGTCGGCCCGCTCGCGCAACATGCGGTGATACTCTTTCAAGTATTGGTTAAGGCCCTTTTGCTGTTCGCTGTATAGACGCGCTTGGTCATCGGCTTCCCGCTTGGCTTCCTCGCCCTTCGCCAGCTTCGTGCGTTCCTGCAACAGCGTGTTGTGCTGTTTCTCTAGGTCCAATTCGGTCTGCAGGAACGAAATCAACTTGAATTGCGCATCCAGATCCACCGGGCTACGCGCGGCCATGCCCGACCGCTGCATTTCTTCCATTTTCTTCTGGGCGGCGTCCAGCGTACCCACCAGCTTGTTATGCGCGCCGCTAGTGTCGCCGGACGCTAGCAATTGGTCGTACTCAAGTTTGAACTCTTCTAACGCGTGCTTGGCACCCTTTCCGCCCTGCCCGCCCAGCAACCACGTTTCCAGTAGCCCGGCCTTCATGCCGCCGAAAACCTTATCGGCTTCGCCGGCTAAACGGTCGAACTCGCCCATCAGGTCTTTTAGCGTGGCGTGATTGATAAGCGTTAGTTCCTTGCGCAACGCAGCAATATGGTTGCCGTTCAATTCGTCAATGCGCTTTTCAACCTGCAGGATCTTATCGCCCACGCCGTTAAAGGCTTCGGTGGACGCTAGGCCCAAGGCCCGCTGCGCCGCCGCCGTCTTATCCGCGGCGTCGCTTACCTTGCGCATGTGTTCAATTAGCAGCGTGGCCCCAAGTACGATAGCCAAAAACGGGAAGGCCGCTTCCAAAGCCGGACCAACGGGCCCCAAGCCCGCGATAAACGCCGTTAGGCTGCGCGGTAGGTGCACACCGATTTCTTCGCCCAAAATCATTACTGAGTGCCGGGCTTCCATCATGGAATACTGCGCATCTTTAGACGCGCCCAATAGGCGTTTGATCCACCTTTTAGTGGCATCGTCGGCTTTGCCTAAGTCGCCGGTAAACTTCGCGGTGTTGGCTTCCAGGTTAACCGTCAGCGTTCCAATTACTGGCATTCGTCACCCTCTTGTGGTACTACGCTGGGCCACGCTTCGGCCCATAACTCCGCAGCATCGGTGCGCCCGCGGCGCGTCAGTTCGCTAATGGCTTCCCCTCGAATCTTCATAAGCAAAGACCGCGGGGCGTCGTATGGCACATTAGCCAGCACCTTGCGCACGTACTGCTTTGCGTCCATCCACGCCGCGTATTTTTCCGCTTGCTCGCCATCTCGTACGAAATCCCAACCGGTCAACAGCCGGTCTTCCTTACTGTTGCGGTTCACGTTGTAAACCGCCGCCGCCACTTCCGCCGCGGCCAGCCGTTCGTGCTTTAACCGAACATTGCGCCGCAAGCACAGGGCCCTAAACATGCTGGGCGTTAAGTCGGCTAGTTCATCCCAGCTACTAATGCCCAAGTCGTACCGCGCCACCGCCCAAAGGTCTAGCCAAGTTTCTATCGGACCCTCTAGGCGGTCTTCAGGGGGTCCGCTGGTGCGTTTGGGCTTGCGCCCACCTTTGCGGCCAACGCCTTGGCAACGTCTGGAAATGTCATTTCCATTAGCGCGGCCTTCAGCAAGTGATGCGCTTCGGGGTTTAGTTCGTCGCGCACTTGGTCTTCGGTTACCTGGGCGGAATACCGCTGCAGGCAGCACCATAGGACCGTGGGGAATAGCGTGGGGCCCGTCAGCTTATCCCATTCATCGGCACGCTTCAGGTCTAGCCCGGTCTTTTCTTCGATTTTGGCTAGGGCCCGGTAGTCAAGGCACAGCGTCCATTTCTCAGAAACGCCCTGCGCTTTCTCCACCACAATGTCTAGCGTTGGTGTAACCGCTGCTTTAATTACGTGCTCCATTTGTCCATTCTCCTTGTAAATGCCGGGCCCGGCCAAGGAGTAACCGAGCCCGGCTTCCCTTTAACGCCTTGTCACCAAGGGAATCTAGCTCCAAGTAATCGGGCCGCTAACCTTCACTTTCACTTCAAGTTCGCTGGGTTTGTCGATGGGGAATTTACGCTCGGTCTGTTCGACAAAACCATCGAAGGCCGCGGTGCCGCCTGTGATAACCGCGCCGCTCGCATCGTGCATGATGTATTTCCAGTGCACAATAGCGCGGCTAACTTTCAGGGCCTCAAGTGCGACCTGTGAAGTGTTACCGGGGTAAAAGAAACACTTAGCCTCAAAACTGCCGGGCTCTTCCGTGTTTCCGATGTAGGTTTCCACGCCGCTAGTGCTGTCTGACGTGGTGGTTTTGCTACTGTTGATCTTATTGCCGGCAAAGCCACCGTCATGGTAGCCGTCCAGCTTGGTAAACGTCGTCGGCTGGGCCACGGAAGCGAATGACAATGTACTTCCTAGACCTACAACCGGGTTGGTTGGGCTTGACATATTACGCTTGCTCCCTTCGTTATTTTTTCGCTTCCATGTCCGCTAGCCGTGCTAGCAGCTCGGTTGCGAACACTGACAACACTTTGTCTTGCACGCTTTCCCAGGCCCTTTGAAACCAGTGCAGCGCGGGCGTGGCGGCGTGCACCCAATGACGGCCACTCTTCTTAGTGCGGCCTTCACCGGGCTTCGTACCGAACTCGGGAAACAGCCCGTAAAACGCTTCCTTGCTGGGCCCGATGCGCGTTATTAGCGCGGTGCTGTTGCCGGGCCCGTCGCTGAATCGGTTGACGTGCATCGCGCTACCCGCTAACTCGCCCGTGTGTATCGGGGCGGTTTGGCGCATAGCGTCTTCCACCACTTCGGCGGCCGGATCCGCGGCGTTGGTCAAATACCGCTTGGCCGTCCGCGCGGGCAGTTCCGTGAGCGCCCGGCTAAGATCCGCTAGCCCGTCAACCGTGATTAGTTCGTCAGCCATACAAACCGCGCTTGGCACATAATGTGGTACGTTACCGCTGTGGGCGACATGGAATGCTCGTAACTTTCGTCGGCGTCCATTTCCCAAATTGTCGATTGCACCCGGCTACCCGCGGATAGATCGCCGCGGTAATCCTGTAACAGCGCCGCCAGTTCATCGCGCACGCCCCGCACTTCCTCTTTCGTTCCGTGTATGTCGAACTGCACCACCGTGGCGTTTTGCTTCGTTGGGCCATCCGATGTATACGTCGGCCGGCTGGACACGATGCGGCAGACGATAGCCGGCGACGGTAGCGGCGATTGCCGCGGAAATGCGGTGTCAAACACGTTAGTGCCCACTAACTGCGCTAACGGGTCGTTAGCCAACAGCAACGCAATGATTTCTTCAATGAGCATTTAATTTCGTGCCCTTTCTTCAATGCGCGGTTAACAGGAAAACCAACATAACATCGCATCTGCCGGTGCTGGGCCCTTGGTTCGTCCATGTAACCCCGCCGTCTACAACCGTGTCCCCAGGGTTAGGCGCAACGGATGACCAATTGGGAATGTTGCTCCCCGTTGGCCCGGTTACCGCAGTAGCCTTGTAGATGTTATCTGGGGCATTATTCCCGACCGGATAAATCAAATCGTATAGATAAAATGTGTGGTTGGCCGCGGGCGCGTACATAGCGCGCAGACCGTTTCCGTTTTGCCCCGCGGTTGTGTTGCTTCCCCGCGTGCCCATGAAATCGCTCGGGATGATAGCAACACGCCCGTCTTGGCTAATCGCGGCTATGTTGTTCTGACAGGCGAAGGTAGGCGAAACGCCCGAATTGTAACTATGCGCGAAACGGTATATTTTCTGCGAGTAGTCGGGCGCAACCGCGGTAAACTCGCCATACCCCGCGCCGGTGCCGCCGAACTGTAGCGCCGCGTTCGCGTAGGTCCACGCGGGAACATCGGTATTGGACGAAACCACAGGGTTAGTGTCTGTGGGGTTTTCATTACGCCCGGTGCCGTGTTGGTCGCCGGGTATGCCGCCCGGCTTCGGTAACAGGTTTCCGCCTGGATTGGCGACACCGTTTAACGTCTGCATAGCCCAAAGGTGCGGACTCATGTACGTACCGCCCCATTCAGTGTTATACCCGTGGACTTCGTGCCCCGAGCACCCATCAGGCCCCGTGGTGGATGACGGACGTGACATACACTCATTGATTACGTTAGTCGCTACGTTCCACACGCGTTTATAGCATTCAATGGGGCCGTTGCTTGTGCCTGGACCCGCCCATGAAGTTGTGTTACTAAGCGGCGTGTTGGTGCAGCTCGTTACTTGGCACACATACATATTGCGGGGGTTTGCCGGATCCCACACCGCATCATTTTTGGCATAGGTGTGGCCCGCGGTGTAGCCCTCGAATTGATAATCCGCATTGGTTGGTAGACAATCCGGCGTGTCGGCCGGCGCGTAATCTTGCTTCCCAGGCAGTGCGCCGCCGCCTGTGGCCGACATCGGCACGTAAGTGGAGTCTTGCGGCGAGCCCGTATCGTGCAGCGTGTAGAATGCGCCATAGGGTATTGGCGTGGGGCAGATACCGTTAGCGGGCAAACCGTAGCCGAACTGTTGGCACATCAGGCCGTCCGTGGTCATTGCCGGGCCCGAAGGGTCGGGCGTGCCTGGGGCGTTCGGCGGGCTGTACTCGCCCGCGCCGCGGAAAATCTTACCCGTGCGCGTATTCAGAAGAGAATAGCCCCGCGCCTTCGCCGCCGTCGCCGGGTGATAAACCGCAACGTAAAAACCGGGCCCCTGCCCGTTTAGGTTTCCGATGTTGGTCCAGACAACCGTACCGTCTTGACACGTCGCGCCGACCGCGGGGCACTTATCCTGCCAATCGGGCTCGGATCCGCCCTTAGTTCCCACGGTGGTTACCTGAAAAGCCGGACTCGCATAACCGATATTACCGGTGCAAGTGGTGCAGCTCGGGGTTGTGCTTCCGGTAATCTGGAATGATATGCTGTGCGTTCCGGTGGACGTAACAGCCCAAACACCGTTATATGCCGACGCCGCGGGCTTAACTGCCCGAACTGGTATTAACGTGCCCGCCTGCAGGTTGCCACTAACCGTTTGGCTTACGGTGGCCGTGGCCGTCCAGGGGCCTGTCCCTGTGTAGGATAGCGCCGTGATGTTGTAGCCGGCGACGTTATTAACTGGCAGCGCGAAGGTGTCCGTGCTATTTGTCAACGCGGTTTGATAGCTGCCTTCCCCACCATACGCCTGCACAACACTGCCGTCATTAGCTACGCTGAAAACACCTTCCCATGTAACTTGGAAATCCGACCGAAATACGCCGTTCGTTGGGTCCGCAAAATTCACGTAGGGCGTGCGCGTGAACGTATCGGCGGCCGTGGATCCGCACACCGCATCAGCGTACCCGGTTCGGCAGATTGTCAGAATGTTAACTGTTAGGTCTTTTTGCTCATACGCGACGTTGGGCCGCGCCGGGTCATGCGCCCATACCACCGTGGCCGCGGTGTCAATCTGCGTACAATTCGCTGTGCACGTCGCCGGGTTAGTCGTAGTGGCAATTTGACTGTTAGTGATGCACTGCCCGGTATGGTTTACGCAATTGTTGTAATTCAGATAGCGGAAGAAAGGCCCCGCGCCACTGGACGCCACAAACAGAAACATGGACGAATCAGAGTTGAACACGTCTGAATTGTCGTTCATCTCTGAAATCGTGAAATCGTTCACTTTGCCGGGGTTGGTTTGGTCATCCGACGCCACCACCAACAGCGAATTAAAGTCTGTGTCTAGCGCCCAAGAGTTGACCGGTGCGCATAGGTGCGCGCCGCAATACCCGCTACCATACTTCGCGGTGAACGGGTCCGTGTCTGTTATCCGATTCTGATAGTTGAGTGTCAGCCCGTCCGTGCCACAAGTATGCCCGGTAGCCGGGTTAATATCCGTGGCCTGTACACACGGATCCACGCGCGCCGTGTAGACGCCGGATCCGCCCGCGGGAAGATATTGGTTAGAAAAAGCGCCCGTCAGCGTCCAGTAATTAGGGCTAGAGGCTTGGGTGGCCGATAGCGCAACCGCAACCGCGGTGGCTTGATCGTCGCCGCTAACCTCAGTCCATTGCGGCGTAGGCGTAGAACTGTTAGCATTGAGCGCGACGGCGCACGCTTCGTGGTCAAAATAGTATGCCGCGGCATCATAGGGGCTCGTTACCGAGCTGGTACCTGGGCCCGTAATTACACATTGCAACTGGAAATCGCTGGTGCCCTGGATGTTCAGGGGTGTGCCTACCTGATTGGCTAGCAGAGAACCGTTAGGCACGCCGTATTGTTGCGAAGCCAAAACGGTGTCATCCACAAAGCCGGTAGAATCCAGCGCAGCCGTACCGACGTACGACGCCGACGCTACAAAAGTCTGCCACCGCAACGCGCACGCCGATGACCGCGTGGCGTCAATATAAGTGACAGGCCCGCGTGACGCGACCACGTAGGCTGTATCCAGCCATCCCCCACCATAACTGTGGGCGACGCCGTGCACGTATTGATTGTTGGCATCGTCCGCAAAAGACATGGTAAGCGCGCCACACGTAACGGATCTGCCCGAGCCCGCCACTTGGATGGCATAACCCTGCGGGATGTTAACGTAAGTGCGGTACGTCGTTATGGTGTTGCCTACGCCACCCGTGGCCGTCCCTGGGCAGGTGGTTACGTTTGCACCGTTGTTGCCAAGGCACTGCACATTATCCCAGACCACGGACCCCTGGGCTTCGTTCGACATCGCGCTTTCGCCGTTGGTGTTGACCGCGGTTACTGTATAGAACCAAGTGCCCGCGCCGCGCGTGTCGTTGTAACTCGTACCGACCACGCCCGATGCAATCGCCGGCGCAACTTCGCTGCCGTGGCTAGTGGCGCGATAGACGTTATAGGATGTAGCGCCGCTAGACGCGTTCCACGTCAATTTAACCGTGGCGGCGAGCGCGCCGACCGCACACAGGAAGGCCAAAGCTGCGATGGCTTTCTTCATTGGACCAAAGCCCTTTCGTGGTCGTATTGGTGTTTTATGTACCACAGTGCCAGCTCTACCCTATTCCACAAGCCCAGGCGGTCGTAAATCTTGCGTAACTCGTTCTTAATCGTAGTTTCCGGCAGACCCAGCGCCCGGCCTATCTGCGCATTAGTCGCACCGTCTGCCACGCGCTGGACTATGTCCGGTTCGCGTTGTGCGCTAGTGCGCCCGTCTAATGATGATCTTCCGTGCATAATTCCGCCCGATACAAGATTGCCGCCAGTTTGACGCGCTTGATACCGCCCGTAATGCCGTGGCGTACGAACATGCGGTTCATGTACGCCTTTACCGTGCGCTTCGCCATGTGCAGGCGCATCGCAATTTCACGGTCTTCACACCCCTGCAGTAGCAGTGCCGCTACCGCTTTTTCGCGCTCGTTCATCGCTTATCTCCACACCATGCCACCCAATACGATGGCGTATTGTGCGCATGCCGTACCCCCGGTAACTCCCGACACCGTGGCGTTAGCACATAGGTACTCACTGCTACTAACCGCAATGGGCGTTGAATACGTCAATGACGGAGAGCATGCGCTCGCGCTAGCGCAGTAAGAAATTGTCGCGCCCGCCGTTGAATCTGAAATAGTAACCGTCTGCGCCGTTCCGTATGTGCCTGCAACCGGCGAAAAGGTCGGTGGCTGAATAATGACGTATGCGGCAGAGCCTACCGACGAATCTGAATACCCAGGGCAACCAATAACTTTTGCGTACAGCGTTTCGCTAATGGCTACCGATGCTGTGGTGCTTTGCGTGTCGGCCGTTGTCGGTGGGTTGTGCGTGGGGCTCCAATAAATGTAGGATCCGCACCCACTAGACGCCGTGCTAATAGTTACTGACTGCGCGGCGTTATACGTTCCGGCGACCGGCGAAAATGTGGGCGTGGCCGCTGCCGATAGAATCGTATATGTATCGTCTTTTTCAGTGCTCGCCGCGTACCCCGTTCCATACCCAACAACCTTTAACGTGAACGTCGTAGACGGCGAAGTGAACGGCGCAGTGTAGTGCGTGCCATGCGTGCACGTCACCGCATTTCCCGTGGGTGTGCTGCCGTCCACTGTATAGCAGAAATTGACCGCAACACTCGTAGTTGCGTCAGAAATCGTGATGGTTTGCGCACTTGCATAGCTGCCTGCGCCGGGGGTATCCGATGGTGTCGCAACTTGTAACGTGTACGTGGCGCTTGTTACCGAGCTGTTTGTCCAGGTCGCTTGCGTGGCAATCGCTTTCAACACCGTTCCCGTGGCGCTAATTGCTACCGGGGTTGAGTACGCGTGCTCATTACCGCCGTCGCTATCACAAGTGCCCGCGGTGGCCGCGGTGGGCGTGTCGCCATTGGTCGTGTAACATGCGGTTGCACCCGTGGGCGGCGTAATCGTGATGGATTGGTTATTGTTATACGTTCCAGTTCCGGCGCTAAACGTGGGCGCGGCTAAAGTTCCATTCCCACTAGCCGGCTTGATAGCTAGTTGGCTTACTGTCTGGGCGTTCCCCGGATAACCCCAACTCGGATTGACCGCCGACACTCCGCTATCTATGAAGTATGCACTACTAAATTGAGGCGACGCGCCGTTATTCTGGTTTGATTGTGACGAAGTCCAGCCCGAAGGTGTAGACCATGGTATGTACGTATCTTGGCCGTCGGTTACAACGGACACGAACACGTCTCCCGTTTGCGATGGCGTAATAGCGCCAGGAGTAGCCGAATTTTGCGCGCCCACGGGGCCCGTTCCTTCAAACGCCGTTGCGCCTGTTGCCGTCCCGCTAAATACGTAAACAACGCCACCGCCCGACGATCCCGAACATGAGAATGTGGCGTTCGTGACCGCGGGCGGGTTGCTCATGTAATACCATTGGTGGCCTAATCCGTAATAAGAGTACGGGCCAATAGCACTTCCTAGTGAAGTCGCCGTCCAACTACCTGGAACGCCAGGCGCACACGCGCTGCCATAACCCCAAGTGTCGATTACCGCGATAGACCCACCACTAGGAATTGTGATTTGTGTCCCAGCCGTGGCGAATTTACCCGACGCTATATATGATGCTTGGCCGAATAACTGAAGAGAACACAAGCACAGTACGAGCGTGGAAAGTGCTTTTTTCACCTTAGAAACCCCCCAGCGCGGCGCGCTTAACTGTTCCGCTTATTGTGCACACATAGATGTAGTTAGAGTCAAACCACATAGACCCGGACTGACATACTCGGTTGTCTGCAGGTGTCAACGGTAGTATCGTGTTTGTTACAGGTCCGAGATTTCCGCCCGAAGTGATCGCAGAATTAAGTTGCCGGGCGGCCACGGTATGCGCCGCACTTGTCCAGTGAACGCCGTCCGAAGTTGACCACGACGCATCAGTTAGAATGCGGTCTACGTCTACTAGATAGTCATAATCAAGCGACGTACGGATGGACTGATTAAGTAACTGCCGCTGCACTTCCGCCGCGGCCGAAATATCGGTGCGTGGTGCTAGCGTGAACGCCGCCACTTTACAACCGTCCGTTCTAGCCTCTTTCCACAGGTTATCTAACTGCGTAAATGTTGCGGCCGCGGTTTGTTCCCCGTTGTTATTGGCGTTGCACGTTAGGCTTTCCTGCCATCCATACAAGTCATTGCCGCCGCTGTCCAGGGCGTAAATTACCTTTTGGTATGTGCTACCCGCGTGTTGACAGATAGTCTTATAACTCGAATCGTAGTGACCCTGGGCATCGGACACCCAACCGCCATCATGTGCGAAATTCTGCACGTATGTAACATTTCCCTTTAGTGCTGGTAACTGAAGCGCCTTAGCCGTCCAGGTGGTGGTTCCCATTAGACCGGTGGTCGTTTGCGGGTTGTAACTCGCCCCACCGGCGCAGTCGTTTGGCGCGCCCGAACCCGCCGTGTTCGTCGGGCCCCAGGGGTCACCCGAGTTATAACCCCGGTCAATTGACGTACCGTCTACCAACAACGCAATAGGGCCGCTGCCGCTACCCGAGCCGCTTCCTATCTGTGATTCCGGGCCGCCATTTACTGACTGCACTAACCCCAACGTCGAATCACAACGGACGTAATCAACCCCGGACGCAGGCACCCCAGCGTTAGCCGTTGCGTCGCAACTAAAACCGTGCGTTCCGGCTGGTAAAGCCGCTTTGGCCGCCGCGCTGGGCGAGCCGGGCTGTACTTGCTGGGCTGCCAACGTCCCCGGCGCGGTTACCACTTGACTGCTGCCGCTACCGCTAACCGTCCAGCCGGGTATGCTGCCGCCGTTTGCGGCCACATACGTCTTCACCGCTTTTTGACTCGGTACTTCCGCGTCCGAATTGTCGGTAAATGCACCGTCTGTGGAAAGTTGCGATGCTTTTAGCTGTGCATCGTTCGTAACTGCGCTTAGGCCCACGTCTGCCTTCGTCAACACTACATCGCCCGTACGTGCAGCCACCGACGTAACTGGCGCGTTAGGTATGCAACTTGCACCCGACGCTAATTGACACTTCAGCGCGCTATCGGATCCGAGCCCCAGCGAGAAATCCATACCGGTGGGAACCGTAACAGTAGTGCCCACCCACTTCTTACCCGACCACTGCGTTGGGTTGGAACTGGTTACATTCCAAGTGCCGGCCACATTCACGTTTTGCAATGTGGTGGTGTGCGTCGTTTTATTGTGCGTTAGCATACCGGTGTCAGCGTCTAATTGCGCCGGGCTTCCCGTGCCTGCCACCTGGATGTCGTATTGCGTGCCGGCCGCGGTGGCTGTACCCGCGGGGCCTTGTGGACCTTGCGGGCCCTGTGGACCTTGCGGGCCGGTCGCGCCTTGCGGACCTTGCGGGCCGGTCGCACCGGTTGCACCCTGCGGGCCGGTCGCGCCGGTTGCGCCTGTATCGCCCTTTGCACCAGCAAGGGCCAACGTCTGCCAATACGCCGTATTAACGCTAGCCTGTGAGTTACACGGGTTGGCCGAACACGGCGGTTGGTTCGTGCTGTTCTGAATAGCAACAAACGACGCGCCGTTGTAATTGACGGAATCAAAGGTAGCGGCCACATATGCCGCGCCACTAGACCAAGCACCGCGCCAGTTCGTTGTGCCGCCGCTCGGGCCTTGTGGGCCTTGCGGGCCCTGTGGACCTTGGGCACCCGTTGCGCCCGTTGCGCCCTGCGGGCCCTGGATACCTTGCGGACCCTGCGCGCCGGTATCACCTTTCAGACCTTGCGGCCCTGTCGCGCCCTGTGGACCTTGCGGCCCCTGGTTACCTTGTGGACCTTGCGGCCCCTGGGCACCCTGTGCGCCTGGGTCGCCCTTCGCGCCTTGAGCACCCACTTGGGCGACCATATTCCAATACGCAGTATTGGTGGGCACAATGTTATTAGATGTCTGTATCGCTATGTAACTGGACCCTTGATAAAAAACGATGTCACCTTGTCCGTAGGTGGTGCTTGATTGCCATGACCCGCGCCAGTTTAGATTGGACCCGCCGCCCGTGCCGCCACAGGTGGGCATCCAACTTAGACCCGTGAGCTGCGAGCTGTCAGCCGTTAAACAATACCCATCTGGGCCAATCTGTAGCCGCGCGTCACCGGTCGCCGTATGTACCCAAATATCGCCCTTGCTCGTAAGCGGCGATTGTAGGAACGTCGGCTTATTCTTAATCTGGTTCCAATCGGGTTTAGTCTGCCCAAACGCTAGTGTGGCGAGCAGGCAGTAAACAGCTAACTTAATAACGGTACGTGCACGCATGTGTATCATCTCCCGATGGAATTTGACTTGACGCATAGGTGATTGCATTGGCCGACACGCTGTAATCCAGATTCGGGCGTAGACGAACGCCATTCTTATAAAGCTGCAGGCCCGTGGGCGTGTGCGCCAGAGTAAATACGGCGTTCGTCCCGTTAATTGCCCCGGTTGGCGTTTCGTCATCCACGAACGTGGGCAGCGTGGGAATTGTCGGCTTGTTAAGCAGGTCCGTATAGCTGCCCGTGGTGGCAACCGTTGCCAGAACGGGCTTGTTTGACAGGTCCGAATAACTGCCCGAAAACGCAACCGCGGCGAGCCGGCTAGTGTCGCATTTCAGCGCCAAGGCCGCGGCTATCGCCGCCTGATACGTGTTGAAGTCCGATATAAGCAACCGCGCCGCTAAGTCGCCGGTTAGGTTGGCTACATTAGCTTCGCTAATTGGCAGCGTGGGAATGAAGGGCTTATTAAGAATCTGCGCCGGGCCCGATGACGCATTCCAATCGCTGTTAACCTGGGCGGCCGGTATCGTGGGCTTGTTGATAATTTGCGCCACGCCGCTGATAGCGTTCCAATCGCTGTTAACCTGCGCCGCGGGAATAATCGGCTTGTCCTTTAGGTCGCTGTACTCTCCCGACGTGGCGACCGTGGCGAGCTGTGCCGCGTTGGCTTTCGCCGCCAGATCCGCCACAAGGCCGCCTACGTCGGACTCGGAGAGAACAACAGCGCCAGTGCGCCCGGCTACAGACTGTACCGGCGCTAATGCCGCGATGCTGGACGCAGTTACTTTGAAATTTTGTCCAGCCCGCGCAACGGGCAGCGCATCCGTAGATTGCGCCGGATTACCTAGCGGCAGTGCAGAAATCTTGGTGTTTGCCATTTGTTCATCGCTCCGTAAGCAGGAAACTATGCCCATCTTCCAGCACTAATATGTCTGTACCGTCTTCTAGGCAGAAATCATTGGCCGCATGCACACGCCCGTCTTGGATTTCGTGCGCGTACACTTCCAAAAACATCCCGCGGAAAGGCTCGCCGGGGTCCGTGATGTAGTCCACCGCGTACAACGCCGAACTGTTCACCAGCAAATAGCAGCTAGAGTCAACCGAATCGGTATAACGTAATGTGAAAACGTGGGTGGTCACGTCGGTAACCGCCTGGGCCTGTTCCATGCGTTTGTTTCCGAACGTGGTCAAATCTTCCATGCCCGCGGGCACCGACGCGAGAATTACCGTCTGTGCGTCGCCCGCTAGCACGTCCACCAGATACCGCAGTTTGTTAATCCGTGGCGTTTTCATCGAATGTCCGGGTTGTAGTCCGCAAGTCTGTTAGACAGAATCAGGTCGTTGATGGCGTCCGGCGTCGTACCCACCATATCGCGGTGTAGGTACCAGTACGCCGCGAGCTGCATTACTATCAATTTCAGGATTGGCGGATAGGCCATAACCCTGCCATCTACCACATCGGTCGGATCCGTGGAGTAACCCGCGGTAAAGTCAATAGCCACGCTTTGCGGCCGGCGCTGTGCAGTCGGCCAAATCTTGCCGGGCGCGGGCCAAATACGCGCCGGCATGGCCGATACGTCCGCGATGTAATCCGTATCGGCTGCCAAGGTAACCGGGTCGCCTGTGGTCGGGTCGCAATACGTGATGCGGTCCACAGATCGCACCGGCGAGCGCCATAACTGCATTTCAAACGGGTTACGCTTTGGCTCGAAGCCCGCGGGCAGCGCACTAATCGGGCCGCCCACCCAGGGCATAACGACGCCTGTTAACGGACCCCACACCGAAGTCATATAGGCGAACATCGGGAAATGATCGGCGTATTGCGTAAACGTGCGCGGGGCCAAACAATAGCCGGATTTACCCTCTACCTCGTTACGCGCCGCGGCTATCAGGGTAGTAAGAAAATCATCTTCGGTGCCTGGGTACCCGTGCAGGAAGGTGTATAAATCAGACGGTTGCACCAGTTCGCTTTCGGGCAACGACGTTTCTATAATTGATCGGCTCATTTATTCACCTTCGGAGTTAGTAAAAGGGGCGGGCAGTTTTTCCCGCCCCTCACCGCGCACTAACCAAATCAGCTATAAAGCTGTGTGCGCTTGGTTTCGTTGACTAGCTAGACGCCTGCACCAAATACGAAAATGCGTTCGGCTGAATCAGCTTGCCATCAGTTCTCATGTAGGCTTCAAAGCCCACTTGGTGGTTGGTCATGTACAGTTCGTTGTAGCGAACCAGCGTGAAGCCCAGGACATCGCGCACAACGTACTTGCTGAAGTCACCGAAGATGACGGTTTTCTTCGATGTGGCAACCAAGTCCATCATCTGGTTGTACACATACGGATAACCGCAAATTCGATCCGGCGAACCTTCAGCCAATCCGGTCTGCCAAATCGGCCGGCCGTACTTGTCTTTCACCTTGCGCATGTTGTCCCATGTCGCCTGATTCGCCATGAATTGGCCGTTCGGACGCCATACGGGGTCAACCTTGGCAATCAAGTTGTCAAAGTCATCGGTACCAATCGTGGTGCCGCCCGTTTCGTTGCCGCCCGTGTTGCCGGACGAACCGACCGCCGTCACACCGCGGGTCGCGGTAACAAGCGCCGCGATAAGACCCGAAATCGGGCTGCCGGTGCCAAGGGTGTACTGCCGATTGCATGCGCGCTCCAAACGAAGCCCGAACAGTTCAGCCAAGAATGACTGAATGTTGAATGCCGAATCCTGCAGCAATTCAATTGGGACGAGAACTTGCTTGGACGAAGCCAAGTAGGCGTTCAATGTCACGCTGCTGGTGGTCGGATTCAATTGCGAGATAGCGCCGGATTCTGCCAGGAACTCGCCTTCGTTGGAAACGTCATCGGCTGTCGGCCACGGAAGAGGATTACCCGTTGCTGTCGGCAGAATGCGCGCCACTTTGCGAATGCCACCAATAGCCGCCATGTTCAGCTCGATTTCTTTCTGAAAGCCCGTAGGCACAAAGGTTGCGCCCGAAGCGCCGGACCCTTCGCCCATCGGGGAGTAAGTGCGCTGTTCCGGTGCTACGTTATTGAAGCGGACGTGCTTCCAGAACTGCTGTTCGTACTGCTTGGTTGACCGGAAATCTACCGGCGCGCCGGACCCGTCCACGTCGCCCACGTTCGGGCGCTCGGGGTTGTGGATTTTGGCAAGTTCGTCCTGCAGCTTTTCGGTGCGTTCCGCGGCCTCAATCTTCACCCGCAGGGCTTCCTGTTTAACGTCCAGCTCTTGCCACTTTGCGTTGTCTTCGACACACGCAGTCATTTGATCGGCAAGCGCCGCCCGTTCACGCCGCCATTGCAAAATTTTTTCGCGCATAAACCCTCTTAGGAATTGAATTTAGTTACTTTGTCAACGCTTCAGCTAACAGCATCTCCCTTACTGCCCCGGCGTGTTCCGGGTTTACTGCCCCGCGTGCCCGCGGGTTTGTTACAAACTCGCGTCAATCTGGATGTTGCGCGTGCGACGCCGCGCTAACTCCACGTCAAATTTTGGCTTTTTCTCTTTGCCTGCAAGGATCCGCTGCCTGATTTCCTCGGGCAAATCGTCCGACCAATCCGCACAGCGCAGCGCCACGGCCTTTTCTGCCGCGGGTGCCAGTTCGTGCACACTTACTGATGTCTGTTCGTAAGCCGGGTAAGTGACCGGGCCCACGTCATACAAGCCCGAAACCTTCACAATGGTGCGTTCAATTATCGTGCGGCCCTGTTCGTCTTCCCTTTCGGCCCACGTCTGGTGCGCTTCATCGTCGCCCACGGTAAAAGCGAAACTGCAGCCGGTCACGTCGCCGCGCTTTACGAACTGGTACACGTCGCGCCCAATGTGCGTGTCGGGGTCCATCAGGTTGGTGTATTTCAGGCCGGCGTCATCCTGGGCGAGCTGCAGCGTGTCGTTCGTGGTGCGCCCTAGAACGTGGTCGGCCCGGTGGTTAAACAGGCACCGCACATCCGAACTGCCCAGCACTTCGGTAAATGCGCCCGGCGCGATGGTTTCCCGAATAACAAAATCGTCATCTTCGTACATTGTGAACCACTGGTTAAACACCGCGGCATAACCTTCAATCTGCGGTGCCTTTGTTGCGGGCGCTTCGGTGGCGCGAACTTCTGCGCCTTTCATAAATCTACGTTCTACTCGCATTGTTCCCCTTTCCGGTGCGCTTTTGCGGCCCGCACAATGGCCCGAATTGCCTTCCTAAAAGTCTCTTCTGCGGATCCGCGCATAGCCCACTTAGGCCAATTGGCGTGCATTGCGCGTATAAGACGCGTAGCCTCTGCCTGCCCTGCCCCATCGCCATTCGTTACGAGATTAAGCACCGGCCATAAACGCATCTGAAACGCGCCCAAATCCGGGTTATTCGCTTCTCTAAGCCCTATAATTGCCGCTTGGAAATCGGGCCAATGCTGCCGAAATAGCGCCCTAACGTCGCCGTCCGTGGCTTCGCCCGAGCTGCCTTGGTCTTCCGTCTGCCCTTCAGCACCGTTACCCGACGCCGGCGAAATCGTGCCGTCTTCGGTGACAATCGCCATGTTGACCGGCTGCAGCACCAAATTGCCGGGGTCTTCAGGATTGAAGTTAGCCGAAGTTAGCGGATTAAGACCGAGCGCCTTTCGCCCTTCATTGGCTGTCATTAGTCCGGCATACCGTCCAACCTGAAGACCCTTTAGCAATGTTGCAAAGTCGGCACGCTCGTACTCCGATGTGTCGAACTTGCAAAAGTATTTGTTCGCATTGCGGCCGGTGGTGGGGAAGAGTTTAGAATTTAGTGCCTGTTCCCACCGGCGTAACCACGGCTTGATTGTCCAGATTAGAAACTCTAACGCCTTCTGTTCGATTGTGGCGCGCGATTCTTGCTCGCCCCCCAGCATGTACGCGGGCACGCCGAAGATATAACCAATCTTGATCGCGTCGGCTTTCTGCGTTTCCAAAAATTGCGCTTCGTCCGGGTTGATGCCTACTTTTTCCCACGACATGCCGCCGTCCAGTAGCGCAACCTGATGCGAGTTGCCCGCGCTGTGCCCGGCTATCCAACTTTGCACGCCCTTAGCTTTGTCCTCTTGCTTCAGGATCTTGTCCGTTTTCAGGTAGCCGCCCGGCCGCGCATCGTTCTTAAAGAACCGCGCGCCGTACGCCTGTGACGCCAACGCGGTGCCGATAACTTCCCGCGCGTAGAACTTAATAGGTGACAGGCCCGTGTATGGGTCCACGCCCAGGCCCTTGACGTGAATCATATTGCGCGCTTCGATTTCGCGCAGCCGGCCGGTGGGCGTGTCCGTTGTTTCGTAAACCAGCTCGCCGGTTTCAATGTTACGCTTGCATACGGTGCGGAAGGGCGAGCGTAATTGCATTTCGCGTGGGCGGTCGCCGCCATCGCGCAAAATTTCAATGAAGGCGTTGCCGGCTTGCAAAAGATGGACCTGGGCCGCGCAGTAGAAGTCAACGGCGGTATATTCGGGGGAAGGCTGAGAATTTAGGAAGCCGTATAAATAGTGGTCGGGGCTTAGCTTAAAGCCGCCATCGTCCAGGCGTTCGTACACGCCGTTGGGCAATGTGGATACTGCAGTGCTGATAATGCGAATGCAGGCGGCGACCGCGCCCACTTGCATGGCGGTCATTTCCGTAACCATCACGCCGGCTTCTGCGGGTGGCATGCCCAGGCCGACGCCTAAAAAATCTCCGGGTAATGAAAACCACGCGCCTATACTATCGCGTAGTTGACGAATCAATCCTTTTACCATGTGGGCCCTTTCGGCAGGAGAGGCACCGCGGGCGCTCCCAGGTAAACCGCGGTGCCTTTTTGCTGTTCGCTTAGCATCGTCATTTTGCAAGGTACTCTTATGAAAATCACTTGTCAAGCACTTTTTTGCAATCCGAACAAATAAATTCAAGCGCCCCGTCTTTCAGCTTTCCGGCGCATACCGCCCCGCACTTCACACAGGATCCAAAAACGTCCACGCCGCCCGAGCTGGTTTCTACAGTCATCACGCGAATAATCGCGTTGAACAGCGCCACCGCGGGGTCTATCTTGTTAACGTCCTTCGCCTTGCGCGGGAAAATGTTGTCATTGGCATCAGGCTTAACTATTACGTTCGACACGGCCCACGCGGTTACCGGGTCGCCGTTGAAATGAAAGCGCCCATCATAAACGGCGCTTTCAAGTTCCTTCATTGCCGGCGAAAAGTTCTTAGTGATTTGCTGTATCGCCAGCATGGGAATGCCTTCATTGATTAAATCGTTTTCCATTTCGAGCGCGCCCCAGGGGTCATGCCCCACCGTAAGCACGTCGTATGCGCGGCACGCATCGCGGATCCAATCTTTTACTTTATTAAAGTCGTTGCTTTCGCCTGGACACTCTTGTATCAGCCCTTCGCCCGCCCACTGCCGCAACGCCACCACTTCGGTTGCGGCTATGCGTAACTCGGGCATCCAGTGCGACCAAAACGCGTAGTAATGGCGCTTGCCGTCTATGTCTTCCCAGAAGACACGCACGCCCGAAAGTAAGTCAATCTTTGCAGCCAAGTCTAGCCCGATGACGCACTGCTTACCCGCAAAGTCGGCTTCATTTAGCCCGCGGTCGGCGCAACGCGCGAAGCGCCGCATGTCCATCCAGTTGGACCCGGTGCCCTGCCAGATGTCTAAGTGTTTGGTGCGAAAGTTAGTCTGCGCGCTCACTTGCTGCAGCGCCTTCTTAGCTTTCATTTCCAAGTCATCGGGGAAGACCGATACGCCATAATTCGGGTTGGCTTTCTTCCACGTCGCCGGGTCCGCCCAATCGTCGCCCGGTATCGGCGGGTCCGCGTTCGGGTCACCTTCGTCAATCGTGTAGACCACGCCGAACCACCGTTCGTCTTCAAAGACGCCTTCAAGTACCTTCAGGATGTAATCGCGCGTGGAGTAACAAATACCCGTAAGGTCCACGCCGGCCGTGGTGATGGCCCACAACATGGATTGGTCGCGCTTGCCCGTGGCCGTGTCGAATACGTCGTACACTTCGCTGGTGGGGTGCGCGTGTAATTCGTCCAGGCAACCATAATGCACATTGCCACCGTCTAGCGCCTGGGCGTCGGATGACACCGCGGTAAAGATGCCGTTAGACGCCGGGTGAATAATCGAATGCTCTAACACCTGAATGCCGAAGTGTTGGCGCAATTTGATGCCGGGCCCGGTGCGCAGCATCTTTTTAGCTACGTCAAACACGATGCGCGCCTGTTCCTTTACGCGCGCTGCGCTGTAAACTTCGGGGCCGCCTTCGCCGTCCGCGGCGAGCATATAAAGCGCCACGCCGGACGATAGTGCAGACTTACCGTTACCGCGGGGCACTTCGATGTAGACGCGGCGAAAACGCCGCTTGCCGGTATCCTTGCGGACCCAGCCGAACGCGGTGCATAAGATGAACAGTTGCCACGGTTCTAAGACAATGGTTTGGCCCGACAATGGGCCCTTGATATGCGGCAGCTTTTCAATGAAGAGGCAGACCCGCGCGCCTTTGGCTTCGTCATACGTGTACGGGAATGCCGGATCCGCGGCCCGCGTCAAGTCGCGCTGTTGGCGCTCGCACGCAAGGCGCACCCACTTACACGCGAGTATCCGCCCGGCCAGAACGTCGGCGCAGTAGTCGGCCGCTATCTGGGCGTATGGCCTCACAGATTTTCGGAAGTCATGTTACACAGGCGCACGCCGTGAACTTCACGCATGTGTACCAGCACGCCAACGAAATACTTAAACATTTCTTCGGGCAGCACATACATGGCTTCCCAGCGGCAGCCCGGTTCATTGCAGCGTATCTGTATTGGCCCCGCGGTGATCCGCGGAAACATCGCATCCAAGCAAGGCACATCGTGATAACAGGCGTGCTTCATCGGGCTTTCCATCACAGTCCCTCGAAATCGTTCGTTTCGGGCCTCTCTGCTTTCAGCGCCGCTTTCTCTTCGTCGCGCAACAGCACCAACGCCCGTTTAATTGATTTGATTGTGGTTAGCATTTCTTTCTGCAGTTTGCAGGCGGGGTTAAGTTTCTTCGTGCGGACTTCCTGCCCGCCATTATTGCGGGTGATAACGTCTATCAAAACACCTTCGGCACGTATGGCCTTGCCGGCTTCGCGTAAGTTATACTGCGCGTCTTCCAGCGATTGCCGCGCTTCCTCTATTTCCTTCTGGATTTCAGGCAGCGGCCGGATGCGGTCTAAGCACGCCTGATGCGTGCCGCGCGCTTGTTTCTCTTCGATGGTTAGCCGTGCCGCCATTATCGGCCCCCTCGGTTGTGATACTCCAAAAGGCTTTCGGCTAACTGTTCCAATCGCCGCGGGTAATCCTCTAGGTTGCTGGACCCTGGGCACTGCGTGGGGCAATGCGCGCTGTAATCCGCTTTCAGCGCCAAAATCGGATGTGACTCGATTAGCCCCTTAAGTTTGCGTTCCATCATGTCGTACTGGTAATCAGTCACCAATGTGGCCGCCTTGACGTAGTACAAATAGCGGTGAATAAGGCAGATCGCCCTATACTTCGTGATTTCCTTAACAATCGCCTTTTCCTCTATAGTCATTGCAGTATCACGCGGTCTTCATTGGCCCGGGCGCAGTCGTCGCGCTGCCAGAAACGGAAAGCCAAACCTGGGTATGCGCCCGCTAAATATGTGTGCGTGTTTTCAACGTGAAATCGAACCGACACGGGCAGACCCGCAAACGCGGCGCGGGCGCGGGCGATAAGCGGCCCGAAAGTGGTGGGATTGTGCAGACCCACGTTGATCGCCCGCACACCCCAAGACACCAGCATCACTGCGGTTTCGGGCGTCAGCAAAAGCCCGTTGGTGTACAGTACGATGTAGCGGCCCGCGGCCCAACGGCACGCGTCGCGCACCTTGGACATGAACATTAGGGGCTCACCACCTGATATGCACACCACCTTGTACCGAGCTGCGTCTAGGTCTTCCAGCCGCGCGGGGCGTATGCCGGCGCGCACTTCAGGCAGTGTGTCGTTGCAACAATACGGGCACTTCATGTTGCACTGCCACGATACTAAGACGCGTACGGTGTCGACCATGTAATTTTTACCGTGTCAAATTTGACACACTGTTGCGTTTCTCACTATGTAAATTTTACATCATGCGCGTGTAAAAGGCTTCCCGTCGGGCTTTGGCGGGGTCGAAAATTTAAAACGGACCCCCATACCCCTTGTATGCCCTTTGTTTCCAGTACCTTACCGTGGTGGTGCTGCGCGATATGATTGATCGCTCTTGCTGCACCCTTAATCGACGCGAACAATGCGTTAAAATGCCCCGCAATTGCGTTGTGTTGACTTATAGCGCGTCGTTGCCTAGAAGTGGCACTGTGGCGTGGGTGCTTTTTGGCGAGCCGTTTATTGTGCCCCGCAAATCCTACCTCGCGCGCTGTTTCGGCGCTGTGGTGTGCGTGGCATAGGCCCTGCAGGTTGGCTGGATCGAAGAAATCACCACCGCGCGCAACCCAGATTTCGGCCCTGATGACGTGATGTACGTTAGTCGCCAACCAAGGGCAGCGTCTACCGCCTTCGACGTGAGCACATATCGGGTCATCATGCAACACTTGCGCCCTAGTTAGTCGCCACCTACGCGTGCGGTATAACTTGCGCAGTGCATTGTCCCTGTATTCGGCTTCACGCTGTTGGGCTAGGCCCTGGTGCTGCGTACAATAGCGCGAACCGTCCATTGCTGGACGGATGCACGCCGCGCATAACTTCTGTGGTCTAAAGCCCATGTGTGCGTATCAAGGTCTTCAGTTCGTCAAATTCTCGCCGGCGCGCGTCTTCATCGCGCTTCATGGCGTCCATGACTTCCTTATGGTGCGTGCCTTCGTGTTCATCGTGGGCGCGCATACCCATCCACAGCTCTAACGTGTGCTCCGCGGTTTTCTCGCCCGCGGCCTGGATGTGCGCTAGGTGATTGTCCTTAACCGCGTCCATCCAACGGTAAGCGAATATCAGGAACGCGATGAACAGCCCAGCACATAGCGCGATAATGCCCGTTGCCGCCCAGGTCGGTGTCATACGCGGTACCTCACTGCGTCTAAGCATTCGGCCGAACGGGCTAAATCTATGTCGGAGTCAATGCCTAGCAAACCAACGTAAATCAGCCAATCCCGAAGGCCCGCGTACATGCCTAACCCGTGGCGTTCTAGCCGCCGTTCCCATTCTTCGGCTAACATGCGCTCTTTTCGACTCATGCGAAAAAGGTATGGCGTCCAATCCGCGCCGTAATCGGGTGTTGCTTGGGGTCGCCTACAATATGCGTCCAGAACCAACCGCTAGTGACGTTCTTTAGGTTGGCATACCAGCGCGCCCCGTTCGTTGGATCCTTCAGCACACCCGCGAGTAGATCGCGCGCCCCACGCAACGCAATGACGAATAACGGTTCGGTTTGGTCTATGTACATATGAAACTCGGGGTCTGTGGGTACGCTCATGCTGGTGAATTGGTTTTTGCCATAGATAACGTCGTGCAGCGTCTTGGCAAACCCAGGCGCACCCACACGATTGATGCACACGGCCATAACCGCATCCATGCCCGCTACACCTTCGCCCCGCGCTTCCTTGTATGCGCATGTGGCGAGCGATTGCACGTCATTTTCGTCATACTGCATCGGCTACCTCTTGAAATCGCTGATAGTCGCCGCAGCTTTGTTGGCCGTATAAGGCAGGCAGACAAACGCGCCGATTTCCCAAAGCTGTGGAATTATGTGGTTAATAACCACGGTGAATGTAATCCAGCCGATAGAGGCTAGCGCAAAGAGTAGGAACACAACACGGGCAATGCTGGGCGTGCCCTGCTCGCCCGGTTCACTTAGCGCCTTATACCAGAAGTTACGCATTTAATCCTCGGTCACCGCGCGATAGCGCGATTTTGTGTAATTCGGGTGCGGGCGGTGATCTCCGTCCAACCCCTGGATGTGAACTTTCGCACTGGACGGAACAGCCGGGCGTAACGTGTGTTCAAGATACGAAGCCAAGATGTCGGGGCGAACTGGACTAGGGCAACGGTGCATCGTGCCCGACGTAGGGCACCACCCGCAGCGCGGGCAATGCTTGTGTGCGGTCATAGACTGACAGGCCACTCTAAATTCTCCCTTACCCGTTCTGATGTGGTGTACGTCTTTACGCCGTCGTAATCCAGTTCGTTTACGGTGTGCCCATATGATAGCCAATCTGCACGGCCGCGTTCCATAGAGCACCCTGCCTGCGTCAGTCGTTGTTCCCAATACTTGGGTGACTTTCGCGCCTCTCTTAGCTTCGCTGCACGGCTTCGTGCGCTTTTCTTCATCCGTTGTGGCGGTCGGCGGTCTATATGTAACTAACGTAAGCACTTAACCCCCTTGTGCGTGTATTACGCAGCCAAGTGCAGTTTAGGGCCAAAAGTGGCGATTTCCAAACATGGGCGAAAAGCGCAAGTGGGAAATCACCCCCGTTTAAAGGCCAAAAGTGGTAAATCCAGCCAACGTAACCGACGGTCAGAAGTGTTTCACGGTATAAGACATGAAACAGTGAAACACGTACCCTTAGAATCCCATTCCCACAAAAGTGGAAAATGGGAATTTCTAAATGTGGGCTTTTTGCCAAAACAATTACTCCCGTGAAACGGGCCCCTTTGTGGGCGTTTCTTGCTGCGCGTCGTACTTAGGTTTTGCTCGCGTCCGTGTCACCCATGCCGGGCTACGCGGCACGCCGTTATCTTTCAGCACCGCCGCCAACGCCCGCACGGATAGATCCGGGTGCGCCGCCACGATGGCCGCCGCCTGTTCATCCTTACCGTCACGGTTGCCCTTGTATTGGGTCCGTGATGCCAGCGTAGGCGTAGCCACATCGTTGCAGTACGTCAACACCCCGTCTTCGTTGCACGTCACTTCAAAGGGCGTACACTCGAAATCGCGTTGTTTCAGGTTGTCAATATAAGACCTGGATTGGTACGGGTGCGCCGGATCCTGTAGCCGGGTGCCCCAGCACGCGCTAAGAAACGCGCCAATATCGCCCGACCCGCGCAAGGCGTCTTCCAGCTCGAAAGTATCGGCTTTGGACGCAGCTTTAAGGCTATGGTGCAGCAACACCACCGCCAACGCGCCGGCGCGCAACAGACTGAAGACCTGTTCCGCGAATATGCGCACGTCGCTGCTATCCTTTTCGTCACCGTCCATGAAGCGCACCGCGGTATCAAGAAAGACCACCGAACCCGGCAGCGCGGGCGCTAGATTGGCGTCAGTCAAGCGCAGCCGGCCTTCCGCGGTCATGGTGCGGTAAAACAGCGTATTGCCCACGTAATCCAACAACCCCAGGCGCTTTAGCCGGTCTGAGAAAGGGCCAAGGGCCATCTCGGGCACCAGATACAACACGCGTTCCGGCTTCTGGGTCACCTTAAAGTGTCCGAATAGCGGTTCGCCGGTTAGCAGCGCCTTCGCCATGTTTAGCGAAATCAGCGTTTTCCGCTCGCGCACTGGTGCCGCTATGGCGGTCACACCCTCGGTTTGCAGGAAGTTGTCTATCAGGAAGGTAAGCGGTGGCGCGTTAATCGTTTCCTCTTTGGTGTGGAATAGGGTGCGCCAATCGCGCGGCGCTTCCGGTGCGGTCGGCTCACCTACGGTTACCTCGGGCGCGGGCTTCGGCAGCTCGTAGCGCGCCACCGATTGCGCTATGTGCTCTATGTCGGCTTCGGGCAATGGTGGCGCACATCGCGCTTCATTGATCGGTATAAGCGCCGCATGAATGGCGTCAGCGTCCAGGCCCGAATTGCGCAGTTTCCCCGCCACGCTGGTAAGGAAGTCATGCCGGCCGCCGTAGCCGATAGGCTCGCCCGCGGTCTGCGCGTCGTTGCGCCGGCGCTCGCCATACAGCCGCTTTAGGTCCGCGGCCAAGCTGTCGGGCATTGGGATAATGGGCCCGTCACACACCAGCTCGTACCGCGGCCCATACGGGCTAATAGACCCTTCGGCCACTACATAGCGGTTATGCTGTTTGAACTCGAACACGCCGGGCAGGTCGCAATTGCCCAACGCGCGGGTGGCGTCCGTCTGTCTGAAATAGAAGTGTGGGCGGTTGGGGCGGGCCTGGACGGTGTAAACAAAGTCCAACACGCTAGCATCCGTCAGCTTGGACACCAGCGCCGGCAAATCGTCTGATTCCAGCATGCAGAATTGGTCATCGGCCGCCGCACCCGCGTTAGCTTCGGGGTATTGTGCCGCCCACGTTTCGATTTGCACCCGGTCGGACGTTGCCAACGCCGGCCAATCCTTCAGTAATGGCCGCTTGTCTTTGGGTATTAGCGGGTGGACCCGGAAGCCGCGGGCGGCGTTGCGTAGCGCGATGTCTAAAAACACCATGTTAGCAGCGCCCCCACACGCGACAACGGAAACAGCCGCAAACGCATTTACCCAACCACGTCAGCCACTCATGCTGTTTTGGTCGCATAGGCTTTCTCCCATACTTTTTGCATGTTTTCCTTTGCCGCTTTCCGTTCCGCGGCGATGGCGCGGTACTCTGCCCTTTTCCGGGCGAGTATGGCCCTGGTTAGGCGGATACGGCCAGCGCGCCCCGCGGCCAGGGCCTTTCTTCGCTGCGTCCATCCGATGGTGGCCTGTGGGCGTGCGAGTGCCGTCCTGATTCGTTGCAGTCGGGCCGCCAGTTCCCGGTATTCTGTCAGCTCATCGGGGGTCAGGACTGCAAAGTGCGCATATAAGTGATCTCGGCGCGAACGCTCGCCGGCCGTAATGGACTCGCGGCGAAGCGCCGATGTGAATACAGGGCCTAACGTGCCTGTAGTTTTTCGTTCCGGCATGGGGTCACCCGCGCTTTCCAGCCGCCGCGGTAAAGATCCGTTTCGGCCGCAAATAGTAAATGACCTTGGATAGCAGCGATTGCGCGGTGTCGCGCCCGTGCGTGCTCTCCAAGTGTTTGGCTGATGCCACGATGCGGTTAATCACGCGGTTGCGCCGCGGCGCGGTGCGCTGGATGGTGCCCTTTAGCGTCTTCGTGGCGCCTTCACCCGTCCAGGCGTTGAACTGCCCGACGTGTACCGGATCCGGGTTAACTAGCAGGTTGGACGTGTGGCGCAAGTGCTTGCGGCATTTGTCGCCTTGGAAGTGCTCTTTGCAGCGGTTTTCAGCTCTCATATTTTCCCCTTGTATTGGCGAAGCACATAGCTAGAACTTCCTGCAGCGTGAACAATTTGACGGTCTGTTTTGCGATTCGCCACATTGCACGCTTATCTTGCACCCTTTGCCCGCGCCTTGTCAACCGTGAATTTCCGGGCGAGCACAACAGGGTTAACTTGCGCCTTTTCATGGAACTAACCCGCAAACCGCCACAACGGAAGGGAAAAGAAAATAACCCTTGACAAACGGAGAGTTTTATGAGTCTGGAAGTTGAGATTAACAGCGGGTCATCGAAAGATTTTGAGTTGGCAGAGGAAGGCGCGCAAGCCGCCGTGTTAGCCGATGTCGTGGACCTGGGCGTGTTGGAAACGGACTTCGGGCCGAAGCGCAAGGTGCAATTGGTTTACGTGCTGGAAGAGTGCGACACGGAAGGCCGGCAGAAACGGGTATTCGAGCGTTTTACGGCGTCGCTGCACGAAAAGGCACCCCTGTACAAGCGCATCACGGGCCCCGGCTTCGGCGCGAAGGTGGAAGGCGCGAAATTCGACCTGGAATCTTTGCTGGGTCGCCAACTTCAGTTGGTCATCGTGCACAACGATGGACAGGGCAAGCACAAGGGTAAGAAGTTTGCCAACGTCCAGGCCACGATGAAACCGCGCATGGGCCAGAATGTCACGGTGCCTGAAGATTTTCAGCGCGCCAAAGATCGCCCCGCAAAAGAGCAGTAACTAACCCTCAATAACTCGGGCCGTACCGCGGTATGTGCGGCCCCTTTTTGTCTCTGAAAGGGCGCGTCATGCCTTGTAAGTATTGTCATAAGAGCCACCCGAAGGTGCGCCGGATGCGTACCGCGTCCTGCAAAGCCAAGGGCCGCCGATTGCAACAGCGTGTGCGTGATGACTTGCGCATTCTTGCCCCGCAATTGGACCCCACCGACATTGAAAGCACGCCAATGGGCTGCAATGGCGTAGATGTCAAGTTGTCCAAGGCCGCCCGCGATTTCTTCGGGGAGTTAGCCATAGAGTGCAAGAACTGTGAGCGCCTGGACGTGGTAGGCATCTTCCAGAAACACGCAGCCAAGTATCCGGGCAAAGTGCCGCTTTTAGTCCACGCGCGCAACCACACCGAACCAATGGTTACGCTGCCGTGGCAATGGTTTCTGTTGCTACTGCCGCCGCGTCGCGTCGGATCCGTGGACCTGCCGCCCGACCCGTACGTGCCACAGATAGAAATACATTCTGATAACGGGCCCTTTAAGCGGACGGTGCGCCCAATATGAAACTTGATTTCTCACGTTACGCGGCGTTCCTGTCCAACCCCGAGCGTTTCCGGTTGCGCTACATCTTGAACTTAGTGCCCGAGTCCGATGACGAACCGACGCTATTTAACTACGGTCGCCGGCGCGGATCCTGCACCCATGAAATCTTGGACGCATACGCCGCGGGTAATTCCCTGGAACCGGTGCGCGCTAAGTACCCGGCCGAATTGTTTGACCGTTGCGTGAAGTTGGCCGACGTGATGCCGCCCAACGCCGGGCCCGTGGTTATAAGTGAACGCGAATTTGACGTGCCCGTTTTTCCGGGGTCGCGCCACTCCATCATCGGGCGCATTGATCGGGTGGTAATGGTGGACGGCGTGCCGCGCGTGGAAGACTTCAAGACCACGAAGAAACGCACTAAGGCGGAATTTAGCCGCTACCTAGGCGAGTTGTCCACGTCGTTTCAGGTGCCGTTCTATCTCGCCGCGGCCGCTGCGCTGGGCTATGAAACCGACGAATTTCTGTTTCATGTGCTGATAGATGAAAAAGACAAGCCGGCGTACTACCCGCTGGAATTGCCGCCGATGGGCCCCGCGGAAATCGAGCGCCGTATGCGCCACGTCCGCGCCGCCTGTATCGCCATTGAGGCCCTGTTACAACATCCGGGCCCAGATTACCCGTGGCCGCATTCAAACGCATGGCCGTGCTGTGGTGACCGTATGCAGTGCGGCTACGGGGAAATCTGCGGGCGCAAGATCCCGAAGGGCTGCGTACCTACCGGGTTTAAGAAACGCATTGAACACTTGGCGCAGTTAGGTGGCGCGGACAATGAGTAACGCCCGGCTGTTCTGCGGTGACAACGTGGACGTGATGCGCCGCGAGATTCCAGACGCGACGATACAGTTAACGGTTACGTCACCGCCCTATGACAATCTGCGCAAGTATAACGGCTTTACTTGGGACTTTGAAGCGTGCGCGCGTGAGTTATACCGGGTTACCAAGCCGGGCGGCGTAGTGGTGTGGGTGGTGAAGGATAGCATCATAGATGGTTCCCAAACGGCTACATCCTTCAAGCAAGCCCTATATTTTCGGGAGTTGGGATTCAATTTACATGACACCATGATTTTCAACGCGTCCCGTCTACCGCACGGCGCTACCACACGCTATCACAATCAATTTGAGTTTATGTTTGTGGTTAGCAAAGGTGCGCCCGCGGTAGCCAACATTTTACGGGAAGCGTGTAAGCACGCCGGACGGTTTAAAGGCGGATCGTTCTCGGACAAGCGCGGACGCGAGATGCGAGCCAAACCCGCGGGCGTGCCGGTCAAAGACACAAAACCCCGCGGGAACATTTGGACGTATGGATTAGGTTTTGGTGGGTGCACTACAGACCGTGACGCCTTTAGACATCCGGCTATCTTCCCCGAGCGGCTAGCACAAGATCACATTCTAAGTTGGTCTAACCCCGGTGACCTAGTCTTAGACCCCTTTGTCGGCTCGGGCACAACCGGCAAAATGGCCGTTATAAATGGCCGCGATTTCATCGGTATTGATATTTCGCCTGAATACGTGGCTTTGTCACGCGCACGTATCCCAGGAATGGAGAACAAATGCAACGTAGCAACAGCGTGTTAACCGCGGTTAGCTGTTTTGATTCTCATTACCCGCACATTGACGCACCCACTTGGGCCGCGGTGCTGGATTTCCTGAAGCGTAACCGCGTCGGCCTGTTCGTGTTCGGCGGTGACAACCTGGATTGTGGATCCATTTCGCACCACAACAAATCGAAGCCGCTCTATAAGCCGCAAGGGCAGATGCGCAAAGACCTGGACGGTTTCCGGCGCGTCATGCTGGATCCGGTTATGGCGCTACTGCCGAAGGGCGCAGTCAAAGTGTGGTTGGACGGCAACCACGAAGATTGGGCGCGTCAGCTCATAGAAGAGCAACCCGAGTTAGACGGCCTGTTGGACTTTGCCGAATATCTGGACCTGAAAGAACAGGGCTGGATTGTCCGCGGGCAGGGCGAGCACTACAAGCGCGGCCGGCTGAAGTGGATCCACGGCGACGTACTGCGCGGCGCTAACCCGGTTAAGAAGGCGCTAGACACTTACGTGGAAAACCTGCAGTTCGGCCACTTCCACACGGCCGCGTGTGCGACCAAGATATTGCCCCATTCGAGCGCCAATAAGTGGCAGGCGTATAGCGTGCCCTGCATTGGCAAACTGGACATGCAATACCTGAAGAAATCGCCCACCGGTTGGTTGAACGGTTTTGCTATCACCGAATTTTTCAGCAACGGCATGTTCAACAACTTTTTGGTCAACGTGTTTCGCGGCCGGTTTGCCTACGGCGGAAAAGTGTACGGCCAATGATTCGCCTGCGTCTTATATACGCCCGGCTAAAGCTGGTATGGCGGTGGCGCGCGGCAGGGTTCCGAAACGCATATGCGCAGACCCGTTTACTGTGTGCGGCCGGGTATCTTATAGGCACATATGCACTGGAAGACCGCACGCCACTTATTGACGCCATAAACCTACTTTTTGATGCGATGGAAAGGGTAAGTCCATGCTAGTTATAGGCTTCGGACATCGCGCGAGACAGGGTAAGAACACGGCCGCGGTTGCCATGATGAATGCCGCGCCGATTGGTCATGGTGGCCGCATCTGCGCCTTCGCGGACGAACTGCGTAGGGAAGTAATACATGAAGTGAACTTAGCGGGCGGCGTGCAGGAATTTATAGACAAGATCGGCGCGCCGTCCTGGGTCCATGCCGAACCGGGCGGGGCCAAGCAACGCACCTTACTGCAATGGTACGGCACGAATTACCGCCGTGCCCAGGATCCGAATTATTGGGTGGGCCGGCTACAGGCGCGATTGCAATTTGAAAACCCGCCGATGGCCCTGATTACTGATGTGCGTTTTCCGAACGAATGTGAAGCCGTGCATGCGATGGGTGGTTACTTGGTCAAGGTGGTACGTACCACGCCGCCCGACGTTGACGTGCCGCCGCACCCGAGCGAATGCGCGTTAGACGGCTATACCGGGTGGGATTACACCTTGACGGCCGCAACGCTGCCCGAGTTACGCGCCGCCGCTAGGGCACTTTACGCGGAGATTGCGAAACGTGGACCACGCGCCATTAGTTGAGGAAGGAAACGCGCTGATGCAAGCACGCAATCCAGCGGCCGCGTTAGTCAAGTACCGCGAAGCGTTCGCGCTGTGCCCAGATTCGCCGGTGGTGCTGTTCAACATGGGCAACGCACTGGAAGACATCGGAAACACGAAGGAAGCGGAAAGTTTCTATCTGGCGGCGATAAGCCAGGGAAGTTTAGACGCGTTATTTAATCTCGGTCGGTTTTACATGCTGCGCGGCGACACGGGGCACGCGCGCCACTGGTACCGCGAATACATACGCGAAGGGCCTGAAGACGCGTACAAAACTTTGGCCCGTCAATATGTCGGGCGTTTTGATCCCTTCATAGCGTGGCGCAACGACGCGCCGAATAGAACGCCGGAACGTGCGCCTTTGGAGTTGGTGAAGTGATTTTCCTCGACCTGGAAACCTTTAGCGAACTCGATTTGACGAAGTGCGCGGTTGACCGTTATGCCGCGCACCCGTCCACGCGCATTCTGATGTGCGCGTACGCTGGGGAATCTGGGCCGGTGCAGTTGTGGCAGGAAGGCGAACCGTTGCCCGATAGGTTGGCGCGGGCGCTGCAGGGCGAAGGCCCATTAGTTGCGTGGAATGTGTCGTTCGAGCGCACCGTGTTAGATGTGGTCGGCGGTTACCGCGGTATGGATTACCTAGACGCGATGGTGCAGGCGCGCTTCGCCGGCTTACCCGCGGGTCTGAAGGAAGCCAACCGCGTGCCGTTCTTTAACGGGCAGGCGGCCACGTCCAAAGAGAAGTTACTGATTAACAAGTTCTGCCGGCCGCAGAAAGACGGGCGCATCCGTGACCGTAACACGGATCCCGAAGATTGGGCCAAGTTCTGCGAATACTGTATGGCCGACGTGCACGATACCCGCATGATCTACCAATGGTGCGCGGCGCGCTTCCCGATACCCGACCGCGTTTATCAAGCGTGGTTGCTAGACCAAAGGATTAACCGCCGCGGGCTGCCCATCGACCTGGATATGTGCGCCTATGCGCATCAGGAAGCGGCACGGCTGGAAGCAATTGCGCACCAGCAATTGAAGGATCTAACCGGGCTGGATAATCCGAACTCACCTAAGCAACTTATGGATTGGGTTACCAAGCGCGGTTATACATACACCAGTTTGGGCAAAGAATTTGTGAAACGGTTCGTAGAAGACCCGCTAGAGGAAGACGGGCCCGCCAAGGATGCGTTACGGCTGCGTCTTGCGTGCGCGAAGACCGCGGTTAAGAAGTTCCCGAAGATTCTGCAAACGGTTTCGGAAGACGGCCGGCTCCGTGAGCAATTCAAGTTTTACGGGGCGCATACCGGGCGGTGGTCGGGCCGTGGTGCCCAGGTGCAAAACCTGAAAGTACCGCGTACGCCAGATGACAAGGCAACTTTGAAACGCTGCATCGAAGACCTAGCAGCCCGCCGCCCGGTAGAAAGTCTGGACGCGCTTTCATTCTGCGGCCGCCCACTTATCCGCGCGCCCAAGGGTAAGAAGATTGTGGTATCGGATTTCAGCTCGGTAGAAAACCGGGTGCTTGCGTGGGTAAGTGATTGCAAGCCGATGCAGGAAGTTTATCGCCAGGGGCGTGACCCATACATTGACTTTGCCACGCGCCTATGGGACTTGGATTATGAGGAAGTAAGCAAGGAACTAAGGCAGAAGGCGAAGCCGGGCACGCTGGGTTGTGGCTTCGGCCTGGGTGGTGGGAAGTTGGTTTACCCGTGCAAGTGCGCATGCGGCGAGAAATGGAACGCGCTAAAGCCCGGCGTGCATAAGTGCCCCGAGTGCGACACGCCCGTACAAAGCGCGTTGTTGGCGACTAAAACGGGCTTGTGGAAATATGCCGAGCAGTTAGGTATGAAGTTGACCCAAGAGGAAGCGCAGAAACAGGTTGACGTATTCCGTGACGCGTTCCAGGCGGTCTGCGAACTTTGGTACTACCTAGAGGAAGCGTTTTTCCATTGCGCCCGCGCGAAGAAACCGCAGAAGGTTGGCGTGCTGCGTTTCGAGTATCGCGCGCCGGCGCTCGCCATTATCTTGCCGTCCGGGCGGCCGCTGTTCTATCACAACCCATTCGCACACGAAGAGTACGTGAAGGGTGGCAAGGAACGCACCATAGGTTTTGAAGGCGTCAAGGTTAGCGCCTGGACGCACCAAGTTACGTACGGCGGAAAGCTGTGCGAAAACGTCGTGCAAGCGATTGCCGCGGATCTTATCACCGACGCGCTGGGGCGCATTGAATCAGATCCGCGGTATGAGCTGGTGGGTCATTGCCACGATGAAGCCATTACGCTAACGGACGCTGAATTTAACGACGCGCTGCCGACGCTAAACGGCTATATGGCGACCGTGCCCGATTGGGCCGCGGGGTTGCTGATGGCCGCGGACGGCGCAGAAGGGGAAAGGTACGCGAAGGGGTGATTATGACGCAGTTTATACACAACCATTTTGAGGCCCTGATTCTATTGGCGTGCGGCCTGCTAATCACGGTGTGCGCGGTCGCGTGGCTGCAGCAACACGATGCGCGGGTGCGCGCCGAATTTACCTTGCAACAGGCGCAAGACCGCATTGCGGGGCTGCAGCAAGACAAAGCGGCCATCACCAAACAGATGGGCCAAAAGGTTACGGCGCTGCAGGTCCAGGGCGCTAAGGTGCAGACGCCGGCCCAGGCCATCGCGGAAATACCCAAGGTTAGCGCGTTGCCGTTAGACGTGCGCCCGGTGCCCGGCTTGCCTACCGCGGTAACGGTGGATGCGCTGCCGCTCTACAAAGACCTGATGGCGTGCAAGATTACCGAAGCCAAGTTAGACGGCTGCACGCAGCTACGCGCCAAGGATGCCCAGATCTTAACCGAAAAAGACGGGCAGATTACCACGCTGAAAAAACAAAGCTCATTTATGAAGCGCGCGGTGCACACCCTTGAAGTTTTGGGTATTGGCGCGGTGGTGGGATATGTCGCCCACAGATAAACCCGTCTACACGGTGGCTGAAGTGGCGGCGCTGTTGGGCCTGTCACGCCGAACTGTTATTCGGGTATTCGAGTGCGAGCCCGGCGTAATCGTGCTCGGACGGCCTGAAAAGATGCACAAACGGGCCTATAGATCCATCCGAATACCCGCGGCCGTTTATCTGCGGGTGCGGGGAAGGTTGACGGTATGAAGAAACGTACACACCGCCACAAGCTGCAGTTTGAAGCCTTCAACGGCTACGCGGTGGTTGTGATGTTTGTTGACGACGTGGCGGCCGAACTGGTGAAGCTGTGCCCCGAAGAGAAGCGCGAAGACAACAGCGAAACCGGCGCGGTAACTATCAGCTCGGGCGCGTTGTCGGTGGTCATCTTCCCGCATAAGCCCGCGCCCGGTGTGATCGCGCATGAGTCTTACCACGTCATCGCGGCGCTGCTACGCTGGGCGGGCGCGCAGCCTGAAGAGGAAGTGATTGCGTACCATCTGCAATATCTGGTGCAGAACTTCACGAAGTGGGGCGCACGATGATACTAGCTTTGGTGGTGTGGTTGTTTAACCGTAAACCGTTTCGACAAATCGCCGTTGGCTTTCTCGGTTTGATCGCCGTTGGCTTTCTCGGTTTGATCGCCGTTGGCTTTCTCGGTTTGATCGCCGTCTTCGGTATTTTCTTTATGTGGTTGACGTTTTGCCCGCGGATCTTGGATGCTATCCGGCCTTCACGTCATCCCAGATGGCTGAAGGCGGGGCGTTTCTAATGTGGCAGCCCGAAGTCGGCAAGCCGTGCGAATACTATTGCCTGGGGTTTCGGTACGGCGTCGTAGTCCGTATGCCAATCAAAGGGCAGCGCAAGGGCATGGCGCAAATTGAAAACCCCACGCCGCGGTGGGCCCGAGCATATGACGCAAAGACGGGCAAGGCGTATTACGAACCGCGGCCGAAAACGCGCGAATGGGTTGACGTGTCCGACGTGTGGGAACCGGGCACGCCGCCGCCGTCGCGGTTCAACATCTGGAACTTAGCAGCTAACGTCATTGATGCCGCTAAGACCCGTGCCGAAGCGAAGGCCGAACAGCAAGAGAAGGCCGATAAGGTTAGGGAACGCGGCCGAATGTTCCACCGTTAGCGGCGCACTTTGGCCCAGCGCGCACGTTGCGCGGCAGCGATACGACGGCGACCGGCTGCCGATATGACGCGCGTTTTGTGTGCGCCGCGTCGGGTGCCATTGCCCACCAGCGCATCGCGCGCCATTGTTAGGGCTGCAATATGCGAGTCAATCATGCGGATAATCGGCGTGTAATTTCTCATTTCTCTCTTTCCTCGACAATTACGATGTGGTACCGCGCCGTGTCGGGCCCATGTTTCCCCTCGTAGCGGACTTCCAGTATCTTATCTGTTTGCTTGGTTACTTGGTAGTCCTTCCCCACTTCCAGCTTCGGGCCCAGGCCGAACGGCACCGGCGCAGCTTCCAGAGTATAACGCAGGTTGTCAATAGTGCCAATAACGTGCACCTGTCGGGCGGTGGTGCGGTCCATCGCCGTAACGTGTAACGTCTGCGCCTGGGCGCGCGACATCAGTACGAACAGGATAGCGAAGAGAGATAGGAAAGCAAATCGTGGTGATCGCATATTAGCTCCGATTAGATGGTGACGTTTCGGGCGCAACCGTTTCACCTTTTAGAACCTTTAGCAATCCAGATATAATCGACTCACAAGTCAAAATGTCGCTTTTCAGTCTTGCAGCCTCTTGGGCTCGCGCATGTTCGCAGCAAAAAGATTGCGCGCCAAGATTCTTTAGATCTTGAATTGCGCGGCGTTGGTCGTGGCAAATCGCGGGCAGAAGTATCGCGGCCTGCTCTTGCGGTGTTCGTTTCGTGGTCTTCCTCATTGCACTACCTCGTTTCCGTTTTCGTCCAACCCCTGTAATAGAAACTCTTGCTTTTGCTGTTCGTCTAGCCGGTCTTCCGTTTCTCGGATCCAGTGTTGATACGTCTTCCTGATTTCTTTGGGCGACGTGCCTACCATCAGGGCTACATCGTCAACGCGCACGCCGCTGGATAGCAGCTCGGTAATGCGGAAGTGGCGGAAGTGGTGCGGCGTCATGTCCACTTTGGCGGATTCAAACACGGCGCGCAATTCGTGCTCCCAATAGTGCACCGGGCTTTTCCATTCTACCGCGGTAAAGTCTACGTCACGCAAGTTATTTGCGAGCCACAAGGGAACGCGGACCCGGAAACGCTCGCCCGTCTTACGCCGGTTACCGCGGTATAGGTTGCCTTCGGGCTTGTTATAGATCGCGTCACCAATAGCCATACCCGACCACCGCATGAGCTGCGCCAGTAGCCTAGCGCGCCCTGTAGCCGTCGTGAGCACCGTTTCTACCTGGGCTTTGGTCGGCGGCCGCACTTCGCGTTTCTTGAACCTGATAGCGAACTGCGGATTCTCGCGCCCGGTCGGTACCGGCGATTGGGCTACGTAGCCCATGCCCTTGCACCACAGGAAGAAACCGCCGATTACCGACCAATGCACCTTTAGGCTGGACGAATCGCCCGAGCGATAGGGTAGCGTTAGCCGAAAGGCCATAGCGTCGGCCGGCGTGATGCTGGACACGGTTAGCAGGCCCTTGGCGTCGCACCATTCCACCAGCTTGGCCCCCAGGGCTTCGGCCTTGGCGTTGTTCTTGCCGGACTGCGCGCGGGTCTTAATCCATTCTTTAACCGCGTCGGATACCAGCACGCCCGTGGCGGCCGCGGCTACCGGCGCACGGCCGGCTAGTTCGTCTTCCACGCGGCGCTTGGCTTCCTCTGCGCCTTCCCAGGATCTTGACCCCGCGGCGCGCCGGTATTGCTTGCCGTCTTTCGTCCAGCGCAAATGCTTGCGGCAGTCACAGCGCCGGGTAAATTCGTCGCCCGCGTATTTGCAGCCGACCGAGTGGCGCACGTAAATGGTGATTGATGGCGTGCTCATATGCGCCCCGTTTGTGAGCAAGTGGACAGGCACGCGGTCACCAGCTCGGGCCATTCAGTGCGCCAATGCTCTAGGCGCGCTTCCCGAACATCGTACGGCGTGTGATTATATATGCCCGCTAGCGCATGCAACAGCACATGGGCATAGCTTGGGTCTTTGGTGCGATTAGCTGTGATTTTGGCCTTCAGCCGTTTGGTGGGTCCGCGTTTCATAAGTCACCCCGCACAATGGCCGACCGAAGGCGGCCCCACTCTTCACGGTTAAGACTGATTTCGGAACGACGGCGGCCGCCCAGCGACGTGCACATAATTACGTGGGATTCTGATTCGTTATCGGACTGCGCGATACCCACCCAAACGGAAGGGTCGCCCAACTCGGGATTTTCGGTGCGCAGCATCACGACGTGGGAAATCGTTTGAAGCGTAAAGCCGCGGGCTGCCGCGTCCGTGTTTGTTGCGGGTATTCGTTGCGGGTTAGATTCCTTTTTAAGCGCCATATTATGCAGCCCCCTTTTACTGCGCACAGCTTATCACAAAATAATCACAAAATCGCCATGCCGTCGCCTAACCTATTGATTACACAGCAAATAGAGTTGTTGACAAAGTAACTTCGGTACCAAGACTTTAGTTGATTCCGCGTAAGTTATTGATTTCTAAATGGGCGGGAAAGGCAAGAAAGGCGAGATAAGCGAACGGTTATCACAAATTAGCACAATTATAGTTATGTGCTATATGGAATCATCGCGCCGGATTGAGTCTCTGCTCAATCACCTTCATGTACGTGAACAGCGAACTTCGATTTGGGTCCCACATTTGAAGATGCCACGACCACCACATCGACTTCGCCCACTGTGGCCAGCCAAGGCTACCTAAATACATGCCGTTCCCTGTATTCGTGTTGTAGGGAATCGCTTTGTTAGCTGCAAGTCGTAGCTCGATGTCCGTGAAGAAGTGGTCAGGACGAGCAGCAGGATATCCGGGCGGGGCTATAAAAATGACGGTGCAGATTGTGGCCTTCTCATTGCTACCTGCAACAAGATAGCCGGGAGCGAGTTTCACGCTGGGGACTACTATCATGTGGTGCCCGTGCTTGTTGCGTTCGCAATGTGTCTGTGGCCATTCTGTCCTGAGACGAGCAATCCCGTCCTCGATGTATTGATTTGTCATTGTGTATAGTCCCTCGCTATAAAGAATCTCTTTTGTGCAAAGATAGAATTGTCGGTGAGCAGTAAGTGTCCTTTGGTGGAATGATTTCAGCGCAGCGATATTCCTTCCCGCACTTCCGACATCGGTAACGCCTTCGCCCACAGTAACCATAGTGCGGAGGCAATCTATCGTAGCAATCCTCGCTCACCCAATCGTGCTTTTCTTTAGGTTTCTTCATGTGTTTAGTTCCTTGCTATACCCTCACTCCTTTCTCCGGCTCTTCGTATTCCTCGTTGAGTATTCGCAGAACGTGCGACCACGCTTTGTTGTATTGGTCGGTTTCCAAGTCTTTGACTGTCGCCGCTGC